TTTATGTTGATTAACAACAAATTGTGCTTGCCTAGCTGTATTACGCCCTACTTTTTCTAAAAGTTGCTGATTCTGTGGTTTAATTTCAATAACTTCTGAAAGTAGGTTATTGTTTTTATCTAGGTATTGTATAAAAAAATCTGGAACATATACTGTGACACGTTTAGTTAAGGGATTTTGATAGGGTATTTTTATACTTTCACTGGCCCATTTTTGTATACTGGCATGACTATCACAAAAATTCATAAAGGCAAATTCCCAACTACTACGATATGTTGGACTTTTTACACCTATATATTTTTCTGGAAACTTGGGTGTAAATTTACCTTTAGCAAACTTGCTCATACCAATATATTACGATTCTCAAAAGTATCACTGTCATTGCTGACTTTATAACCTAATACACTAGTTTGAACTCTATAGTAATTTAATACTTCTGTGACCACTTGACTTAATTGACTGTCATTAAGCCCTTTGAGATTATCTAGTAATTCAAAAATATTAACTCCATCCAATTTAGCTTGATTTAATAAGACAATGCCTGTGCTACGGGCAGCTTGTTCACCAAAACCTTTTTTAATAAAAAATCCTAATACAGCATCAATTTGATTACTGGGGAAAGTAATCTGGCCTAAAAAAAACTTATCAAAAAAAGTTCTAACTTCTTGATTATTTGTTGAATTGTCTAAGGGTAAATTACTCATAATAAATTTATGGAAAATCCGGCGGAGTTGCTTTAGTAGTATTAACTACTGATTTAGACGGAAACACAGTATCCTTAATACCGCTAATAGCAGCTCCGGCCCCAGCTGCTACTATTCCGCCTATTATTTTAGTACCTTCGGCGGCAATACCTGCTTTGGTCAATCCTTTAGCATTTTGGTATGTATTAATTGCTGAAATGCCAGCAGTAAAAAAATCACCGTTATTAATACTATCAGCTACACTAGAAATTCCTGCTAATACCCCACCAGTGCCGAATAGTGTTTTAGTGCCGCCGCCTGCTGGACTTAATGGACTTGGGTTTTTATCATAATGCTCTTTGGCAAACCCTAGAACCTTGCCGCTATCAATACTGCCTATATCATATGATATCCCTTCATAAATTATGCTCATACTACATTCAGAAGTTCCTCCACTTTGCTCTGCACTATTAGGTGTATCATGATTAAATGATGCAATTAAGGGATTAACTAATGTGTAACTAGCATATTTTCTATTATTAAGTTGATACAAAACTATTTGATTAAAAAATGGCAAAGAAGAATTATTATCAAAACCATAATTAGCCGTTATAGCACTTGGGCCTTTGGTTGCACTATTTGGTGGATAATATTTACGCTGACCAACTAACGGGTCTGCATAGTAATATGCATAATAATTTTGCCAAAGTCTATTAACTATATCAGCTCTATCATCATGAAATCTAAAATTAATAGCAGTACGTTCATGAGTTAATTGTACGACCTTTTTACGATTATATTGATTCATTGTTTGAGTCTTAACCGTATACTTGGGCAGATCTACTGACTTTACCAATAGCCCAACTTCAAATTGATGACGATCTTTTAAACTACTGTCACGTAATGTCGAAGCATTTATATCAAAATATACATGATATAAAAATTTTGCTTTAGGAGCTAATCTAAAATTATCATCAGAAAACGTCCTGGCAGCATGTTGCCAATCGCCCATCTGACCTTTGGGTCTAAGGAATCCCCTAGCTGTATCTTTTAGATTGAATCCAGCACCAAGAGTATTTAATAATGAATTGAATTTACTAGCCATATAGTTTATTTATAGTATATAATAAACTGCTACTTTAACTATTAACCAATAAAAAAGGGTCCGAAGACCCTTTTTTAAATAAACAATTATTAACCACCTGTGGCCATTGTTCTTGTAGTTCTTCCAATATTTGCACCAATACCAGAACCTTGTGGAATCTGGATACAGTTATCAGGCTGAATTGACAAGTCAATTGTCTGAGGTGTTGCTTCAGCATAACTTAAATTTTGATAGTTTGCACTTACAACATAACAACCATAGCATTCCCAAGTTTCTAAAATATTGGCCTGCCATATACCATTACCACCATCTAAAATCTCAATCTTCATTGTAAACTTATAGTCTGTGCCGCTGGCTGCTGATGCTTGCTCATAGAAATCAAATTGTTTCTGCATCTGCTCACCAACCATCTTACTAACAACACCAGTGGCATCATCACGTAAAATAACTGGAATAGCCTGCCATGTTGGCTTGCCAGCATAGTTGATTTTACTGTTATAAGTTTCAATAACTGTATTTGCAAACTGTACGTTTGGCTTGGACGTTGTTTGCACTTGTTTAGTTAATTCAGTTGTTGGTGTACTGACTCCAAAATTCTCAAATAAAATTCTAAAACGATATTTAAGTTTTGGCATCAATGTGCCTTGACTGCTAGCACTACTATCTGTGGCTAGCGGTACTGTGAATCTATTTAATGTTGCAATTGCCATGTTATTTTAGCTCCGTTATACTTATTTATGTTCAAATACTACCAGTACTCTTTATGCGTAGAGGTATGTAGATAAATTCAACTGCTTTAACTGGTACAATAGCTACATCAACATACAACTCGTTTTTATCAATTCTATTTGGAGTATTATTACTATCATCACAAACTACAACATAATCATACAATGCTCTTTGACCAACAAGCTCAAGTAAGAAACTTTCAACACTGTTCTTAATTTCATCCCGTGTAATCTTGTCATTTGGCTCGAACACATATGGTTTAGCAATAATGTCTAACTGTCTACGCATATAAACAATTAATCTTGCTACGTTGATACGATCTAATGCACTAGCATTTTTAGCACGAGTTTTCTGACCATAGTTAACTAATCCCACACCTGTGAAGAATGTAATTGGGTTAATCTTTACATCATACAATGTGTCTCTTTGACCATTATTTAATGCAAGAGTTTTGAACTCCCCTTCACCGTCAACATAACCAACGCTTGTAGCATTTGTAATACCACCACGTCTAGTTCCTGCTGGAGCAAACCATGGATAGCTAACATTGTCACTTAGTGCAATAGTTCTTAACATCATATGACTTGGCGGCACAACAATGTTATTACCAATGTTATCACTGCTAAATCCCCATGGATAGAATAAAGCCATGTATTCATCAAAACTAGGAGCACCAAAGTCATTGTCTTCTACTGCTAGACGTAAATTATTACCCCATGTCATTAAACTTGTAGCATCTGGTAATAATCTTGATGGAGTATCGCCTACAATAAATGCTGTTAATGCACGGTCATAATTCAATGTAATCATCTCACCGATCAACTCTGAATATCCTGGGCAAGCAATTAAGTTAAACACTCTTGCTTCCTCACGAATATCTGTTGAACTATTAATTGCTGCTTGAAGTGCCTGTACTACAACCTTACGTTGTGCCTTACGACCAAATGAACCACATCCATTGTCTTGATTTGCACTAACAGTGATCCAACGATGTGGATAATAATTTGCCATTGAGTCATGTTCAAAATCACGTAATGCAGGATTATAAACATCATATCTTACATTTTCATCATCAATGTTAACATAATTGCGTACAAATTTCTTAACATTAAATCCACTTCTACGTAGATTCCATAATAGCATACCTTTTGGATATAGTGCAGGATCTGGAGCATCAAAATCAACATAATCACTAACTAATAAATCCTCAATAGTGCCCGGCATATCACTGTTCATTCCCTCTGTGTTATAACGAGCATCATGGAATAAAACGCCATCCTGTGTACTTTGGTCTGTGACATCCTGCTCGACCCATTTCTTAGAAATAGGTCCTGACTTACCTTCATCAAACTTATAAATTCTAGGGAAGTTTTCCAAGTCACTAGTATCAATCCACAAATCGCCATTAGCTAGAGCACTACCATCACTCTGTGTCAATGGTGCAGTTGCACTAACAAGTGGACCATTTGGATCTGTCTTTTTAGCATCATTAGTAGTATAGTAAGGGCTCGGAGCAACGTAGTCAGGCTGACCTACTGTACCCTCACCAGGGAATTGATATCCAACCCATCTAATACCATTATGAATCATAATGTCCACTTCATCAATAACACTACTATACCATAATGTGCCATCCAATGCCAATGTAGATGGACTTTCTTTGCCAGCACTAAGTCTCAATGGCTCCCATAAACTTGCTACATGAGTAATGTCTGGATCATCGCCATTGTCTTCTCTAACATTATCGTTGTCTAAAAGACCTAATTTTCCTAAAATATCAAACTCAGATGAATAAGATTCTCCACAACCTAATCTAAAATCACCGCCATACTTATGGCTAATAACAATTCTATTCTGTGCATCTACGCTTGCTTGAATGTTTTTTAAATCATTAGCACTGCTAATAGCACCAGCAATTGTTTCTGCATCACTACTATTGCCAGTTAATACAAATCTAACAGTGACTTTGTTGGCTAAATTAGCAGATCCAATTACGCCTTCTTTAATAACGATACTATGACGTGAGGAGTCTGGAGCACACCAATTGTCAGTAATTTTTTTACTAATAATAGTATTTGCACCGTCCATTGATTTTCTAAATAATCTAAAATTAGCGTCCTTTGGACCACTAGGTGATGTTAATTCAGTTGTATTTGTTTGACAGTAAACTGTACCAACAGGAATGTTTGCTCCGCCGCCACTTTTATCTAGATTATAAATTGCCACATGACCATTAGGATATAACGGAGCAGCAACCTTATCAAATTCTTCTGTCACTACATTATATTTCTTTAGAGCTAATTTAGCACCACCTTTTGGTTCAGTAGTTCTAATCCATATACTACCAGTTCTTGCACCATTATAAGTTTTAGGATCAAGACCAGCTGCAAACTCTGGAGTGTTAGTTAATGGTTCAATGGCCAATGATAAAACATGATAAGTGCCAACATCAATTCCTAATACACCACAAGCATCACCGCTGATACTAACAGAACCGCCATAATCATTACTAATATAAAATACTAGTGTATTATTTAATACTGCTGCAAAAATTCCATGACCTGTATCATATGCATTATTAATTCTAGCAGCTACTTCAGCTAATGTATCATCTGCACTTACAAAAGTAATAGATGGCTGACCATTAATACTTAATTGTGTTTCGTTAAGTAATGTAGCATTAGTTAAAGTTGTAGTTATAGCTGGCCAACTAAGACTCCAATCCTCACTACCTACCTCTACCCATTGACCTGAGTCAATTAAAACATTCTGTACAATTGCATTTACATTATTACGTTTTGGATAGCTAAGTCCTGGACTCTTATAATAAAGCACATCAGGTTCATTATAATCAGTATTTAAATCCATTAAACTTACAATAGCATAATCACCAACTACACCAACTGAAGCTTTTGGAGTAAAATCACCATTTTCAAAATCAACAACTTTGGAAGGATCTGTAATAACAACAGGACCTTTTAAAGCAAATTTCTGACCAAGTTTATTGGATCTAGGAGCGTTATTCCATTCAAAAATACCCCAACTTGAATTGGCGGTATCTAACCAATATGTGCCACTTTCTGGTTCAGCAGTTGGAGCTTCTGCCTTAGCATTTAATGCTTTAAGATCAATATCTGCTCTAACTACATATGCTCTATTACTGACACCTAATAAACTATATGCTGCTTGTAAACCA